CCGAACAAGAGGGGATATACGATGAGTGTATGGAAAACACTAAGCTCAATTAATGTTAATGAGCACACCGAACGCAAAGGTAATCTAACTTACCTATCATGGGCTTGGGCATGGGCCGTTACCAAACAGCACTACCCAGATGCTTGCTACACCTTTCACGATAACGAAGTCCACTCGGACGGAACAATGACCGTTCATTGCGATGTTATTATCGACGAACTAGCGCATGAGATGTGGTTGCCTGTAATGGATCACCGCAACAATGCAGTAGCAAACCCTAATGCCTTCCAGATCAACACTGCCAAGATGCGATGCCTGACCAAAGGCTTATCCATGCACGGGCTAGGCGCCTACATCTACGCAGGAGAAGATCTACCCGCACCAGAGCCAGAAAAGTCATACGAGGATTGGTGTGCAGAAAACAAGGAGAGCATTCTAGCAGTCAAGGCTGGCATTGCTAACGAGGATCTAGCATCTGCTGCCGAGGCATGGTTTGAACTAGACAACGAAACCAAGCAAGCATTGTGGAAAGCACCATCTAAAGGTGGATGTTTTACAACGCAAGAGAGGGAGATACTAAAGTCTCCTGAATTTAGACAAGCACACTTTGGAGAAGATAGTGAGTGAGATGAAATATATCAGCGGATTGTACGCCAAGAAGAAGCACAATCGTGCGCCAGACTTTGTGATCTGCAATGGATCAATCAACAAGAAACAGATGCAGGAAACACTAGATCAGATGGACGGGGAGTGGATTAACTTCCAGATCAACACACCGTTTAGCGAAGATCCTGACAAGCCTGACAAGCTGGTAATCAAACTCAATGACTACAAGCCAAATGAATCTAAACAAGCACCATCTAAGCCTGCTGAAGACCTAGAAGACATTCCATTCTAACGCACGAGAAGGGGTCTACACGGCCCCTTTAGTATTCCCATAGTACGGGTACACTCTGACGCGTATCGACGTGTACGAAGCTCTTGTGGATTCCTATGCCACTGAAGCCCATTGCCATAGCGTTTTTCACTATCAAGTAGCGTTGATTACCGTCTGCTACCGCAATATCTGCCGCAATACCCTGTGCATGAGTGCCTGGCTTAGACTTCTTGGCCTCAATAGAATGGTTGGGAGATCTGTAACCGCTGGTTATTTTGAACCCGAATCCACACTCATGTCTCAAGGCATCGAGGGCATGGATGAACTCGTCCTTCATCATGTTGTTGCCTGTTTCTTGGCAGTCAAATTCTTCCCGCGTGAAGTATCGGAATGTCATTTCTTGTAGGCAGTCTTAGCAGATTCTCTAAATGCCTTGGCAGTAGGAGCACCAGCAGTACCAGGCTTTCTCATTTTCTCACCAGATCCAGCAGCAATACGTTTACGTTTAGCATGGATGTTTGCGTACAATCCTTTCTTGGGTTTTCTCATTACCATTTCACCTTGTTAGCCCAGTAAGCCGCAGACATTTTGCCTCTGGCTATGTTCTTCCTGTGACGTGCCTTGAATGATTCACGTCTCTTTCTACGAGATTCAGACTCACCTTCTTGTTTAGGAGATCCGCTGACACCCTGCTGTCCGAATCGAATAGTCTTGACTTGATCGCCAGACTTGGCTACTACCACATGAGACTTGGTAGGATGCTTAGGTGTACGCTTTGGTTTGTTATACCCAGATACACCGATACGTTTTAGTAACGACTCGCTCACTTCTTCCTCGACTTACCCGCCTTGGAGTATGCAATAGCCACTGCTTGCTTGGGCTTGTAGCCTTCATCCAGCAGAGTGCGAACATTCTTCTTCATGGTCTTTTTGGCTTTACCTTTGAGTAACGGCATTACTTATCCTTAGCTCGGAATACGTTAAGAGCCAAAATGTCTACAACCTTGTACAGCTTAGACCATGCCTTGCCTAAGTGACTAACCATCTCATCGTCTTTAGGAGTAGGGGTCATTGCAGCTAATGAGGATGCACAAGCAATGATTACAGATACCATCTCTACATATTCAAATATACCCATATCACTTCCTTATCAATTCGTTAATGGCTTTCCACGCTTCGATCATCTTAGATTCAAGAACATCCAGACGGTTTAAGATCTTGCCAATCGTTAGCACGAGAATGAATATGCCAGCAGCTATCGGCCAGCCTGAGACAATAATCTCCCATGTTTCCATTAGCCATCTCGTTTAACTAATTTCTGCACCGTGTCAGACTCCCATATTCTTAGAGCCAACCAGATGATCGTGAACAAACTAGCGATACTAGGAAGCCAACCAGCTAAGGTAGCGACAGTGCCACCGACTGCTAATGAATCCATAACTGTTTTAGCTTCCTCTTGCATACATCACCTATGTCAATGAGACCCACTTGGAGCCGAATCGTATTGTAATATTGTCTCCACCAGTAAACTCTCCGGTCTTACACCCAGCACGATAGAACAATGGTTCAGGTTCAAAGCCTACATTCTCGCTGATAGACGTGAAGGTATCTACGTCAGTCCAGGTAGAATCATCAGTGCTACGTTGTACAGTAACGATAGTACCCGCGCTCAGAGTGCCTCGGATAGAGAAGTTAAAGTCTCCTTCAAAACGGAATGAATCACTGAATGTATTGGCAGCGGTTATGTTCTTCTCAATAAGCGTAGTCATTATTCAGCCTCCTGAGCAGCAGCATAAGCAGCTTGTGCATCAGCCGTGAATACAGTGCCAGCAATTGCTACAACATCAGCGTCTTCGCCTGACAGATCTGCATCTGGTGCCAGTACATGACGGTGGAATGATCGTGAGATTTCTACGTCATCACGCTTAATGATCGTTGCAGTACGAACTTGGATTACTGGATAGCCAGCTCCCGTTTGTACTACCTCGATCTTGTCGTTCAATGTTTCTTCTGTAAGTGCCATGTGGCCTCCTGTTTATCGCCCTTTTGGGCCTGTCCACCCTTTAAGGGTATTAAAAAGAAATGAAACTAAAGTCTTTATCTGCTCCACCTGTGTATACATCACAAGCATTATAATTCAATGGGTTTACCGTAGCGTTTGCAGTTCCAGACGTATCATTGACAGTTGCAATGCACACATAATCGTTAGCGCGTTGCCTTGTTGTAAATGTAATCCGATAAACACCAGTTCCGGTTTTGGCAACGGTACAATTATAGCCTTGTATTAAAGTACCTGTGCTACTTACTTGCGCCCAAGAGTGAGCGTTATAGGTATTCGTTGGTGTAAAATTAGCATGGTCTACGGTTACATTCAGACGACGAACATTAACTTCGTTTAGTGTTGTGTAGTTTTGATACCGAATCCCATTGTAATCTCCATAGGAAACAATGCCGCCTTGAACGTCAATATAGGCAACATCATCAATAGTATTCTGATTCGTTGCACTCGCAGATCCATAAAACCCATTGTCCTTTAAATAAACTTGAGAAGCATATTGTATCGCAAATGGTGTATTGGATTGAGCAATAAAAATATTGTCCGACATGAACAACGACCCTGTGGCATTTGTGTATCTAGCGTAGACACATCTGCCTCTTTGGGTTACAACATAATTTCTATGAATGTTTGATACGCTAATATCAACAGTTAGTAAGGTTCCTTGGTCAATAGTTCCGATACCAACAGGAGCGCCGCTTGCTGCAATAATTGAAATTTGATTGTCATTACACTCCCAAAGCTCTACCTTCGGCGCAACAACAGCTTGAGGCTCAAACCCAATTGCAGGCCTGTTATATATCGTATTAAAAACTACAACATTGCCAGTAGTCTGAACATTTCGTATGCCAACATTATCCGCAATGTGCTTTATAACAATGCCGCCACTAGATTCGGCGGTTGTAGTTACGTTATTATTGATTGCTCTTATGTATTCGCAAGTCTTAGCCGGACGAAAACGAAGGCCACTCAAAACTTCATCTGCAATTAAAATAGTGCAATTTTCTACAGATACATTTTGACCGCCAAAGTCTGCGCCACCGTAAATCGTGCAGTTTTCAACATGAAGTGAATCTATGTTTTCGTGGCTGTCCATAGCCGCAACGTCCAAGCTATCAACATCATTGTTCATAATAACAGTGCCGCTAACTGTTAGGAAACGATTTGGATCATAACCTCCTGTTGCGAAAGAATGTCGGCCGCCTTTTAGAGTTCCACCACTTACGCGCACATACTGAGAACTACCAATTACTAACCCGTAAGATGTTCTATTAGGGGTAACATAAGTCTTGGATGAAAAGTTAGCGTATGGGCTAGTTATATTGACGTTAGCGCAAAACTCAACATCCATACATACGCTATTGAAACCTTCGACCGATGGGTTTTCTAAAGTGACGTTTTGACATTCCCAGAAAGTAATCCCTCTTGCGCTGTTTTCATCATCCTGACCTGTCATTTTTAAATTGCTAATAAAAACTTCAGGCATAATTAACGGAAAAACTTTTGACGTTGCAGCCGTATAACTGTCAAACAAAGAGCAATCTAAATAAATTACATTCCCATCAACTTTTTGAATCTGGTGCAACTCGCCTTTATTGTATTGAGGACGAGTTGGCACATAATCCTCGGTTGAGGCAATGCGTATCCATGATCCTTTTGTTAATCCAGAAGCACTTGCCACCGTGATTGACAGCTCACCTTCAGCAATATCTGACGATAATGTTGTCCCGCCAACTCTTTGTGTAACGTCCCAATAAACTGCATTGTCCACAACAAACGGCAAACCAGAAATCCAAAAGCCTGTGCCAGTTAATGACGAGCTTGCAATCAGTTCTCCTTTGCTTTCAAACTGAATGTTGACTTTGTTGGGAGTTACCAAAGAAAGAACCGAACTAAAGAAATACGGCTTGTCTATAACCAACGTGCCGCCAGATGATGCGATATAATCTAGTCCGGCTTGAATGGCAATAGTGTCATCTGTAACACCATCACCAACACCGCCAAAGTCTTCAAGGTTTACCGTAGTAGCCTGAAGCATCCTGTAGTTGACTTTTGTTAAGCTCATTTTATTTAACCTTATTCGACGGTATAGGTTGCAGTAAATGCCACAGTAGAACTGGTTGAAATTCCAGAAATTTGAACACCAACGCTTGCAGAACCACCTGTACTTTCAAACAAAAACAAGTCTGTAAATGCAGTATTTAGATTAAAAAATCTTGGCCCTACCGTTACATCCGCATCAGCAGTTGTTAGTGTAATATTTCCATGCCTAACTGCGCCTTGAAAAACGCTATAACCTTTGTATGCAAATGGAATATTCTCTATTCTCATCAAACTGGTACCGCCACTTGCCGCTGAAAAACCAAAATATGCAGTGATTGTTACTTGATTGCCAATCTTCGTGTAGTAGGCCGAAACATCTGCTAGGGTGTATGTCCCAGCAGTAGTACCCCTGACAGTCGGCGTCCACGTCCCCTCCTCGTAATCATCGAGCAGCTCAGAGGTGCCAGTGCCAGCGGTAGCAGAGAAGTCGATGCCTGAGCCAGAATTAACAATGACATTCCCTGTGATTGAAACACCAGTGTTTGCAGTTTCTATCTTGGGATCGTCATTGTACCGAAGTTGAACGGAACCACCGTCCGTTGCCAGCATGTAAGTCTTAGTAAACGCACCATTGTTAAACGAAATGCTCGATCCGTTTATAAGCAGATTGCCTGAGCCAGTTTCCGCAATATAAGAGGAATTATTTGAAGAGTTGTGATAGATGACAAGATCATCACCATCACCAATTTTAATACGAACATCATCAGGAACCGCAAGCTCTCCATCAACAGTTATATCATTGAATGTTGGGTTGCGACCGAAAACGCCCCCTTGTTGTTTGATGGTCATTTAATACTCCTAACTAGTAAAATACATTACTGATATAGTAATTTGAGATGATGCCTGAAGTTCTTGAGAACTATCAGATTGAATTGTTGTGTTATCCCCAAGGTAAACTCTTATATTACTAGAGCCTTCCTCAATAAAGCCAAGGAATTGATTAGCATTAACAGCAACAGTTGGGTAAATGCTGACTTGTGCAACAGCAGCCCTACCTGATTCTTCAGAAAGATTTGCGGCAGGAAGCGGCAGATTTATATCAAAGGCTCCGACAGGAGATGCAACAGAACTAACAATTAAATTGCCAGTCACAATAACCAATCTGCCAATCCTTGTGTAAGCAAGAGTATTAAAAGAAGGATTGAGAGTTACTGTGCCGCTTGTTGTAGGGGTTGCGGTGGCTTCGTAAGTAGCTTCAGTATAGTTATTGAGGTCAGATCCACTAACACCAAAACGCAAATTGCTGAGGGTTTTGGTATTGTTGACTTGATACTCAATATCAGTTGAAGTGCCGGAGATTTGAATATCGCCAGAACTAGCATTTACGACACGAGTATTGGTGATTTTAGTTCCGTCTGCATTGAACAGATTAAACCCGTAATCATTTACGTTTGCTATAAATATATTGTTTAGGACAACATTCTTTGCGCCAGCAGAAACATTAATTCCATGATTGTAAGCCCCATCAACAGTGACGTTTGACAGACTTAAATATTCTGTGGCTCCTGCGATGGAAACCCCACTATTGTTAGTTCCACTGCTAGCAAGATTACCCGCATCATACACTGATATGTTTGAAGCAGACGTATAAGAAGCTGGCTTGCCAGCATGGCCAAAATTTACTGCGTGTTGGAACCCATTGCGATAGACACTAATATTTGAAACAGATGAATGAGTAGTATCAGCATTAACCCCAGATGCGCCATTATTTCTAACAATGATATTATTCATCACATTGTTTGTGGCGTTTGGGCCAGAAATAGCGCAACCACTATAAGAAGAGGCTCCTGAGCCTTCGCAAACGACATTCGATATGCAACAGGCATAACAGTTACCTGTAGCGCCATCATCAATCTTGATACCCTCACGCTCCCAAGTGTTTAGAAACACTCCATCAACAGTGACATTGTAAGCGTCTTGAATAAATACACATCCCTCAAACCCACTTGTGGGAATTGTAGGATAAGAGTTGTTCCATTTGTTTTTACCTATTTCTCTTGTAGAAATCAGGCAGTCATTAACCTTCTTGAAGAAAATACAGCCATGCCTAATCTGAACGCTAGTCGATTGATTTGATTTGTTACCATCAATGGAACCGGAGCCAATCAGTTTGATATTAGAGTTCCCGCCTGATTGATCTGAATTTTTAATCATAACGCGTTCATCTGGCTGGCTTGCCAACATTTTCAGTGTCCCGTTAATCTCAAGAGTTCGATTAGATGGGACTATGATTTGAGAAATCATAAATGTGTTGCCAGCGGGGAAGACAATATAACTATGTGCGTCAATAGCAGCTTGAATAGCCGCTGTATCATCTGTCACGCCATCACCAACAGCGCCGAAGTCCTTGACCGATACTGACTCTTGCAGCTTGAGCTGGACATTTCTACCGTAAGTAGATCCCGCTTGAGTGAAGGATACTTGTGACGCAGTAGTAGCGCCTACTGGCAATACTTGAATAACCATAACCTCAATAGTGCTGAGATTAGGTGGTGCAACAGAAAATTGTAAAACCGCACCAGATACGTTATAGCCATCTTTCTGCTGGTATACACCGTCGATATAGACCTGAGTGTTGTTCTCGCCTCCAGGCTCCATGCCCAAAGTGAAATTAACCGTAGACCCATCGCCCGTAAAGTTATAGTGATTCAAGCCAGCAGCGGTGAATGCACCTGCTATGCTACCAGCTTCAGGATTACCCGTGGTATCGTTGAACTTGAGGTACTTGCCCAGACGAGTCGCCTTGTCAGGAATCGTCATGTTAATGGACGTTGGGTCAGTATTAGGTGCTATCAGTACACGGTCTAAATCACCACCATTTTGCTGGAGTGCTAGCCATAGTCGATCAAAGTCGTTGTTTACATCTGCCGCTAGGAAGTCGCCAGCATTGGTGTAGGCAGTAAGACGCTCATAGGCCATATCACGGTAGATGGTTATGATATCGCCAGACGTTGCACCAGTGACCAGCGTGATGTTGCCACCAGTATCTACACCTACGCCACTAACTGCGTACTCGCCAGCACCAGCACCTTGGTTTATTAAAGTACCGTTCTGTAGTACCTTGATATCCCCAGCAGCAGCAATCTCAAACGTATAGGGAAATACGGTTTGGCCGCCAGTAGCGGTATATTGGTCTCTTGGAGCGTTGTCTAATACTGTCATAGGACACCTGTAATTCGTTTGATTTTATCAAAAATAATGGCTAATAACGACCTGCTATCTTACACCCATACCATTTAATTCTAAATTTTTAATGTTTTGATCTAGCACTGCGTTAGCTCTTTTAGCCTGCTCTAAGATCAAATCGTCAAGCCTTCTTAGCTCTAGCTCTTTTTCTTCTCCAGTCATGACTAAATTGTCATAAATAAGATTTCTACGTTTATTTAATCGTCTGATATTTTTGGTAGCCGAGTTAAATGCCGTTTCGGATCTGACTAATGCTATATTTTCTTCTCTGTATTCTGCCCGTTCTTCATTTCTAAGATCATCTAGCTTGTTGGCTACTTGCCTAATTAATGATGCAGAGTCATAAAATAATTGTGTGCTCTCTGCTACCGATCCAGTAGGCGCTCTCATTGTAAATGCCCTAATCAACGGGGTATCTACTGGGCTAGTTGGCCTGGCGGGTATTTCTTCGCCGTTCCATTTAGATGCCTCATTAAGAATAAAGTCGCCAGCAGTAGTAACGTATTGAGCACTGCCAGCAAGCAGTCCTCGCAATGTATTGTCCACTTTTGCTGGGGATACGCCTAGTATTTTTCCTATTTCATCGGCAGATCTGCTAGTGTATTTTGCCTTTCTTTCTTCTGGCGGCAAATCTTCCATCCAAGAAGGATAAATGTTTCTACCTTGAAAAAAATTATAGTTAGTTATATTTTCTATAGTAACTTTTACCAACGGAGGAATTGCAGCACTAGGATCGTAGATTGGGCTAATAGAACCAACAACACCTTTAACTAATTGTATCCAAAAGTCTTGAACGTCTTTAATGCCTTTAGATTGCCCCCAGGCTAAGAACCTTTCTGGAACAGATCCGAAAAGATATCCCAATGAAAATGGTTTTGGATATCGCACCCATTGACCATTCATCTTAAATATCCAGAACATATCCTTTTGCCACTGTGGTATTTCCGCATATTCTTGTCGCTCATCGTCTGGAGCACCGTACAAATAATATCCCGCTAAAATTAAACTAGGCATAGTGATTGTGCCTACTGCCCACATAGTAGTAGCTTTCGGGTTGTCACGCATAGATCGATACAGTTTATCGGCACCCTGCATCCCAGCATTAAAAAATGGCACATATCTATTAATAGCTTTGGATGCAGTACCACCTCTTGCAAAATCTAAAGTAGCATCCCTAGATTCAAATGCAGCTTTAGTATCTGACATGCCTTTTCGTTTGGCGGCAGCAAATGTGCCTATCCTAACTGCTTGCTCAAACGTTAAACTAATATCTTCTGGCAGTCTTAAAGGGTTTTTAAAATACCTAGCAATTTTTCCGTCATTACTCATTAGCTCTTGTTGCGCCCTAGCCATGCCGTTATCAGTCAATTCCATATAATTATTAAACGACCCTCCAGCTTGCATCCATTGATTGTGCAGATCAGTCTTGCCAATAATGGCAACTAATCCGCGTATTGGATCAATAATTGGAATTGGCTTAGCCTCAGACTGGATGAATGCGCTTTGCATATCTCGCAATACGTTACGAACCCAAAACTCAGGAATTAATGTGGCCCCTGCTCGCAATATTGACGCTGGAGCTTGAAAGAATTTCTGAACAAAATTAAATTGTTCTGGCCTCATCTGCTCAACAGCTTTTAATATTGGTGGTGCTACCCTGTAATACTTTCTTTTCCCATCTTCAAATACAGTGACAGTGCCTTTAGGTGCTTCCTTGCTTGGGCGTTTTACCTTCTTCCCGTCTACTTCTATTGTCTCCATTAATGGGCCAATAGGCTGAATGTACTCAGGCATAATGTCTGCTAACGAAGATATAGATCTAGCCACCCTGTTTTGCGCTGCAAGATCCACAATTCTAAATGTGTTTCTAATAATAGATTCAATAGGATCTTTAATTTCTCGTTCAGATCCTACAATCTTCTTAATTACTCTATTAATTGTTGCATTAGTAAATACTTTGCCTTGACCAGCAGCATTGTATTCGCCAAATTCTTCATCTAATACACGTTGAAATGGAATGTAATTTTGGTTTTTCTCGGTAATATTTTTATACGTTTCTTCTTTCATATTGCCAGCATCAACCGCTATACGAAGGACGCGTTTCTGAAACTCATAAATTTCTTTAGCAGTCTCGTCAAACCATTTAAGACTATCACCATATTTTATAGCCAAAGAATCTAGCGTTTTGGCAGAATCTAATTTTTGCTGCTCAGTAACCTCAACGTCTTCTCGTTGTTGCAGATCGTTCCAATATCTTCTAGCTATTAGATAATCTTTAAGATCCTGATTACGTTGATTTTTGTTAGGCTCTAATCGAATAATAAGATTATCGAAATCGTCCAAAATAGAACGCAAGCCTCGGCCTGTAATTTCTATCTGCCCATCTTCATTAATAGTGTTTGTATTGACGGTTAATATCTGCTTTGCCAAACCAGCAACCGAATAATATTGTCGAATTAAATAATCCGTAGTTTGGCCTTCTGCTAATGTAGCGCCGCGTTTTACTGCTTCTCTTGACAGATCAACTAAAGCCCCAAATCTGTCAAACCATGTGTAATAAAAATCATTAAAGATGCTTTCATTTGGATCTATGTTTAATCCTTCTGCTTCTAACGCTGCATCAGTTTGTGATTCCAATACGGTGTCATCAGATGAAACTCTAGGAGATTCTTGCATAGCAATATATTCTTCCATTGCTTTCATGGAAGCATCAAATTCTTCTAGTGTAATAGTAGGATATTCTTGTTCTAATGTAGCTTCTAACTCATCTAAACTAATCTTTTCTAGTTCCGCAGTTTCGACTTCTTGCCGCTGCTGCATGTTTGCATAATAACTTTCTAGTTCTTCGTTTTTAACTTGCTCAAGAACCTCTATTTCTTTTTCAATAATGTCCAAGTCAGCTTGTTTGTCTTGGTATGCAGGCAATTTAGGGTTTTGTACTATTTGGCCAATAACCTCCATAACGTCGGCTAATGTAGATTCTGGCCCCCAATACTCTGCTTCTGGCAATGATTCAATGATTTGATCAATCATCATCCCACCTTCAGCACGAAACACTGTGTACCCTAATTGTTTATTAATAGATCTTAGCTCAGACTTTTCAGCGCCAGTTTCCATAACATATGAATCAATGTTAATGCCTGATTTAGTGTTATCTTTAACTTCTCCAGCGGGAGTTTGGATAGTTGTTTGGTTTGCAAATGCTATAAGTTTTGCAAGAGGCGTATTAGCTCTAGACGCTTTTGTTCTTGCTTTTCTTAATGCCTCAAGACTTTTTTCTTTAGCCTTGTATGCCGTATCTATTACGCCTTCTTTAAGCTGATCATAGGCTTCTAAAACTTTAGCTTGAACGCTCGTAGGAATTTTCCCTGTAGCGGCTTCTAATTCAGTTTCTACTACAGCAGACTCTAATTGTAATTGTGCTTCAACAAATGCTTCCTGCTCAGTTAGCGCCATATTACTAACAGTTTCTTCTGCTTCTTTTCTGGTAAAACCTTTGTCAATTAATAAATTTGCTGCAATGTTGGAAACACTTTTAACGCCTCCCATAGCAGAAATAAGCCCTGCCTCTAGCAATAATTGATCTTTAGTTGGGGTAATTCCGTCTAATACTTGGTCAAATGTATAACCTTCTTCTAGTGTAAGATTAACGGTTTCTCGCAGCACATCAGCAACACGTTCTTCACCTAGCTCTGCAAGCATCCCGTTCCAACCGCCAGCAGTAAACGCTTTAGATATAGTTGCATTAGGCTTGATCTTTTTATATGCCTCAAACAATCCCAGCTTTAAACCTTCTGGCAAAGCATTAATACCGTTAATTAAAGGTGTTTTTAATCGCTTAGTGACAGGATTAATTGCATATTTAGCAATAGTTGCACCAGATAATTCACTGGCAACTTCTGCGCTTACATAAGCATAAGCTTTTAATGCGCTTACAGCAGGAGTATCTTTTGATTCTTGAAATATGATTTGACCTTTATCGGTAACCATCCACGGGCCAAGTCTTTGTTCTCCATAGTTTGCTGCCCCCATAGGAACCATTAGGCCAGATTGTGTAGCTACTCTAGCTACTCGGCCAGCTTGTCGGGCAGCAGTTTGTTGCAATGCAGTCTTAGCTACCCCTTTGGTAATAGCTTGCACTGTAGCAGCTTGTGCAGCCTTTCCTGGCCCACCAGTTAATGCAAACTCCAACATAAACGCTGGCATTTGTGACCCGTAATACCGAAACTGACCGCCATAAGTCATGCCTCTAATAGACATTTCTAGTTGTTTATTAACAAATTCATCAAGCGTAGATTGTTCTGAATTCGTTAATGTTTCGCCGTTTTCTACTTTGCGTGAAATAGCTGCTAGGTTTAATGATTCTGCGCCTTGCACCAAACCGCCGCCAGGCAAGACTTGCGACCAATTTAAAAATTCTCCTGTTTCAGAAAACTCAATAGGGTTATCTTGCCAACTATCTACAATTTCAGGCGGGAACCTAGTCTTAGCTAGGTCAATCATCTGTTGTCTTTCAGCTTCAGATTCGTCTAGTAATTGACGGGCTTCTGGATCTTTAGTGTCAGGTTTAATTGTATTATCTAAAGCTAAAGAATTGGCTTCAGGAATATTAACCGCAATAGATTCAACTTGATCGCCACGATAAGCATCAAAAACTTTTGCTAATTCTTCATCAGTTGGCGGCGTGTCTCCGGTTAGCCTTAGCGTTACTCCGGTAACAGAATCAGTAACGTCATAATCTGGCATTATTTAACTACCTTTACCGTAAACCTACCAATTTGCTTGGTTTCTGATACTTGTTCGTTTTGAGCTTGTTGACCACTTAAAACTGCATTAACACGCTCTATAGATTTTTCTCTGCGTCTGTTTTGAATTTCTGTAATAACTTGTGGAGCCAAATCAGACCACAATTTTATATCCTCTCGTCTTGTTAAAGGGCTACCACGCTCTGATTCTATTTGTTCTTTTTCTAATCTTACTGCTTCAAGTAGCTGCCTTCTTGCTACACCCCATAAATCTGGTTGCAATGATCCTTTAATTTTTTGATCTGCACTATTGTAAGACATAGAAATTTCTGACGTAGCACCAGCAATTTTAGCAGCAGTCAGTGTTTTTAATTGGTTATTTAATTTAACTTCATCATCTGCGGTTAATTGACCATTTGTTCTAGAAATAATAATATCTTCTCTAAGATTATTGACACCTTGCAGGTAATTATTGGAATTAGCGTCCATGTCAAAATCAGCATTTAAATCATAAGCCCTAGCAATAATATCGCCCATAACTTCAGAGTTTGTAACCGCATTTAATGCTTCTGCTGAATTTACATATCGACGCAATTTTGCAGCTTCTGGGCTTCCAATTTGACCTTTCATTTCAGCCTCAGCAATAGCGGCTTTCTTTTCTTTGTCGGACAATGTTGGATCTTGCACCGTTTCTTGTGCGGCAGAATAGTTAGAAATTTGTTTAAATCTACTGGCTTCTATTTCAGCTTCAGCTTTTTTAATTTCTTCTGCCTCAAAATCCTTTAACTCTCCTTCTAATTTGCTAACTAAATCGTCTTTTTCATCAGCATCTAACGTAATAGTTTTTTCAGGATCTATTGGATCTTTAACTTGATAAGACGGAGCTTTATTAATTTGGTCAATAATTGATTGGCCAATTTGAATTCTTTGCTCTACTGTTTGCTCGGTATTTTGTAATACTTGCCTATTAAATGTTCCTAATGCTGTTTGTTTTGCTATTCGATCTTTTAACTGTATAGATTTTGTAGCAAATGTCCCATCGTCTAAACCTAGTGCAATGGCTTGCTTTCCTGTTTCTGCATAGATTAACCCAGCATTTAAAAGGCCTACTTCATCGCCTTGTCTAGCAAGATTAATAAAATTAACTTCTTGATCTTCTAAAGCAGTTTCAATTTCTGCTAAATTAATTTCATTCTGTCGTGTTGTCTGTGCATCAATAATACTAGATGCAGCTCGCCTATTTATTTGGTCAAAATAAATTTCAAACGCTGGCCGTAAGTCCTCATCAGTAGCACTAAGCAATCCATTTAATCCAGCCGTTACTATTTCATTATAAGCTTGAATGTCTTGCGGATGCTGTGTAGCAGCTTTATTAACTATTTCGGTAATTTCATTTTGAATGCCAGCAGTATAAGCCGCTCGTGCTGTTTCGTTGTATGCTTGGTCGGCTTTAAAATCTCTATAACTTTCGTACTGTTTTAATTCTAAAGGCTCATTGCCAATTGCGGCAGCATTTCCTGCCAATCTTGCGGCAGCTTGTGCTTCTTCTATTTGAGTTTGTTCCTCTAAAAATCTTTGTTCAGCAACTTTCTTTTTGCCAAACGCAGTAGCAACATCACCTATAGTTCCTGCTAGACCAGCAAGCGCCTCAAACCTACGAGCAGCAGACTGATCTACTCCCGTGGGCCTGAACTCTCCGTAATATCCAATAGGCTTCTGAGCCATGTTATACCTTCATTCCCGCAATTTGCGTTCCAGTCTGTAATAAAGTAGATGCAGCTTGCATTTTCCCAACTTGACGTGCAGATGTAGCCTGTCTGCGTAATTGAGCTTGTTTTAGTTTTTCAGATAGCCCAATAGTAGCTTCACTTAGGCTAGCTCGTTCAGCACTAGCCAATGCAATACTAGCGGGCGTACCTTCTCCAGCAATACCAGACATAGCTTGGCCTACTACATTAGCGGCTAATGCTCTGTTTAATTCTTCTCGACGTTGCAATTCACGGCTTTGAGCAGAAATTCGTTCTTCTTCAGCCTGACGTTTCAGCTCGATCTCTTGGGTTTTCCCAGCGACATATTGCGCTCTAGCAGTTGTTGCTCCACTAGCAGCAGCAAGTATTGCGAATATAGTAAAAGGATCCATTAGCTGCTTTCAACCTCGTATTCAATCATCTGTATATGTACTGGAGTAGGATCTGGTGCCGTTATCGATGGCATTGCATCCCTAGTCCAACCTATTGTGTTTAATACATCTTCTATTATGCCAGTTTTTGCATTAGGAGATGTATTTAATGGTGATACTGACGAGTAGCCAAACTCTCTGATAGGCACTGGTTGACCATCTACATAGTAACCATAAGACTGGTAGACCCGAATGTTCATGCGCACGATACGCTTGATACGCATCTGGTTCTCGCCACTGCCTATATTCGTGTTCAGAGGCATACCAGTTACTTCTACAGGGAAGTTTAGGCCGACTTCTACGTTGGTATAGCCTACTTCTTCAGAAGTTAATGTAATTTCGCCAGCGTTTACAGTCCGTTCTGGCAACACAATACCGTCGGCAACTATTTGTACCGTTAATCCATTCAGATGAAACAGCCCAGCTATGGTGGTATCCGTTGGGCCAGGATTGAATATAATAGAATCGTCCATCAAATGATCGAAAGACCACTTTTCAATGTGATATTCGGTAGTATTGTGAGCGTCTACTTTGCGCTTGACGATCATGTACAGCTCGTCATCCACTACTGAGGCATTAGTTACTATGCTGTCTTCAGGTGTGGCAGTTGGATATGTTGTAGATGCAGCAATCCATTGTGTGAAACCATTGATATCCTGGTCTCGCAGGGTATTTAAGACTGTAACCGTACCATCGGTATTGGTTATAAATAGCCAGTTGGCATCCTCGCTAGTTGTACCAGACAACATAGCCATGTCAGTAGGCTGTTTGATTAGATGTGACGATAGTACCGACCTATCATGCGTAACATAGGCATCTTCATTGAACGAATAGACAAAATCATAAATAGTCTTGCCGTTCCTATCTACGAATATAGTAGATCCATCTACATCTACTACCTCAATATACGATGACCCGTGATTAGTTTGTGGTGTAATACCCACAGACGTAGGCGTAACAGGCTTGCTGGTAACAGAAAACTCTGCCCCAGACGTAAATATCTGTAAGTTTCGACCTGGATAAACGTCGATAATCTCATTTAGCTTGCGTGAGGATATGGTGGCAAATATGCCTTCATCGTCATCCCCATCGTCAATATCAAAGTCAAAGAACGATCCTGATTTAGAGAAAAAGATAGATGCAGTCTTAGATTTCGTACCACCTAGAACTAATCGGCCTTCAAAGAAACATGCAGTCTTAGGATAGCCACGAGTAGCAGACCAGACAGGTTCCTTTCTAGGAGATCCAGTAGCGACTTTGGTAAATGTTAATAGGTTTGTAGCATTGCCTTTGGTAAAAAACCCAGAAAACAATTCAAAGTCTTTAGTCGATTCACCGCTAATTGTTATCTGATAGGTTAATACCCCTGTTCTGGCAACTGCAACACCAGTCTCCCCGAAACTAGGCATTTCTTGAAGGTTCTTCTGAATGTTAAAGACCGTAGAATTACGTTGATCTGCCGTAGCATCACCAGCAAAAGTGATATTTTTTGACAATATGCCTTCAACATCTACTTGGAATGTATCTCCAAGCTGTAACGACCCGCCACTAATAACCATGTTTTGTACTTCATTAACAGGCGTAGGGCTTAGATCATCATCAAAGTCATAGGTTGGCACATTGGTATATGGCGCTGCATCCAAAAACCAATCTTCGTCTGTACCCAAGTTAATTAGTCTTTGTGTAGGCACATCCTCATGGAATAACAGCATGACGCTTTCGGTTTGAGTATCACGAACAGTACGTACTTGGTCTGACGTAAACGGCATCTTAACGGACGCCACATAGGTGCCAGGATTTTTATATATATTTATGTTTTGATCGGTTAAAACTAACAAATAATTTCTGTCAGTCTCGACACTAAAGTCTATTAGCTTGGCTTCTGACGGATCAACAATACCGCCAGCTCGCATCATAAATCCAAAACCAGCCATTGTGACTGTGGTAGTGGTTAAATCAGTAGTCCCAATACGGGCCAATCTCCAATACCTTGTAGACAATCCTAATTGTGGAAGATAAAACCTAAAGTCCTGTGGGTTAGTGCCTATTAATGGAACGTCAGCCGCATCAGTCCACGCGATACCATCTTGCGATTTCTGTATTTTAAACTCACTAGAAGTGCCAGCAGATAAACTAATACGCCTGAGATCGATAAAGACAATAGTTTGAGATGTTACAAAGTCTAATTGAGCAACTACATAAGGATCTGTAGTAGAAATTCCTACAGTAGTAGACGTAGTAGTGGTATCGTCATCGTCTCGCAACGTAGCAGGAGTACCACCGTTAGGCATGGTCATAACGCCTAGACCAGTGCTTACGATCTTTTCTGGTGCTATGCCAATATGTTGAGTGCCAGGTCTTCTCTTGACCCCGCCTTGTGGTACTAAAACTACATTCTTGGCAGTCTGCAAGCCTTGGTAATACTGATTAATGTCAGTACGACCACGCAATAATGGAGACAACTCTCCACTGACAAAGTTATTCTGTAGAAATCTTGACTTAGCCATTGCGCGTTACTTTTACAAAGAAGTCATCGGTCTGAAGTGTGCAATTTTTATCTGCTATCGCTTTAAATTGTGCAGGAGACGTTCTCGTATCTTCATCCCTTATGGGAAAAGAAGTGTATCGAGTGGCTTCAAACAGACCAGCAAATTGGAAATTCTGTGTAGTGATAAACGGCACTTTATACTGAGCACCACCAGATCCAAGAAACAAATCCAATTCTATTTCGGTGTTGTTGCTGGTAGTTGTAGGCTGGACAATAATCCTCATTTCAACAGCATCGCCTACTGCTAACTCACTAAAATCAAACGAGCTTGTCCCAGCATTCCACAAATTAGTCACGCCCAATGGAAGATAGGCGTTAGTGGTATTTGTTCCTAGCGCATCATTGGGGATTATGGTGAACACACCCGCAGCCAAGGTCGTCGTTGTAACCTTAGAATCTTCGTAAACAGCATATCCCGCGCTAGTAAGACCGCTTCTAGCTATTGTCACAGACTTTTTACTGACAGCCGTTACCACGACCGTGTAAACAAGCGTTGTGTTTATGATATTAATTAGATCATTAACTTGTAATTTTGTAGACGCTTCGCTGAAATAATTTGCCGAAGTGACAGTCGCTTGAGAGTCATTAGTGTAATAGGTGTAGATCCTTGGCGCTGGAGAAGACCCACCAACATGAGACAGTGTTTCATTGGTGAAAGCCATTAGTACCTCACATTAACAAATGGGTTACTCGTGATGGGGGTCGTTGGGTATTGTTGTGAATCCGTGTAGCGGGCCATCCTAGAAGCATTGACGTACTCGGCAGACATTTCCATTCTGGATGCAGAGCTATCTCTGATGCTGGTGGCAAAGTCTTTAGCCAGAGCATACTCGATCATCTTGGAGAAATAAGAAGGCCAGTTTGCTTCAGGAACATTGTAAATATAGTCGCAATAAAGTGGGCCATTGTTATTGGTATACACCTTGTTGCCATAAATCTGGTAGTTGACGCTAGGGTACAACTTAATTAAGAACAATATATCAGCAGGAAGCTGGTAGATTGATTGCCATTCTTGATCGACTGGCGTATCGGTAGTCAATGCCAACTGAGCCTTAGCCCTAGCAAATCCCCAGCGATGCTTAGTCAATTCATTCTGGACTATGCTGTCGTAAAGGGCATTAGCAACTTGTTGTGCTCGTGAGTTACCGATCAATGAGTTAATGGGTGTGTCGCCTATTAAGACTAACGCAGCACTAACTAAATCAATTTTAGTTGCCATATTCCTACCTGTAAGAATGATGGGGGCCGAAGCCCCCAATCACTTAGGCATCGCCTAATGCGGTACCAGATGCACAGTCAATGCTAGTGCCACTGTTAGTTTTCACAAACGTGATTGTAACAGCAGCCGCATCGCTATCACTTACGATGATAACGTCATTAACTTGCAGCTCATTGATTGCTGGAAGGAAGTAATCCGTACCAGTAACCGTGGCGATTGAGTCAGGAGACGCATAAGCGAATACCTTTTGTGAATCACCACTCCCACCAATGCGGGACAGTTTCGTGTAATCGAAAGCCATTGTTAGTTACTCCTTAAGCAGTCTTGTCGTATTGAACTTTAACCAGACCACCCTCGTCGCGAACGACAGAGCCAGCTTTCAGCATACCGTTGCTTAACCAAGAGGTACGCTCAGGAATCCAGTTAATTTCAGTTTTCATGTCGATGCCGACAGCCAAGCCAACAGCAGGACGCTGGTAGAACCAAGAGTCAACAATGTTCGCTGCCTCAGTCAAACCACCTTCAGTACGAGTTTCGATAATGATGAACTGGAACCCTACGAGAGTGTTCACTTCACCAGAAACAAGTGCCTTGATAGCTTGATAGTCAGAAGACGTTGCCTTCTCATCGTTCAACAACCCACCCAAGCCTTCTGCTTCAATAGCAGCAAATAGCTCAGTGTTAGGTACACCTTGGTCACGTAACTCAACTTGAGCTTGGATTACCTTGGCCATAGTCAGGTTAGCTGCTCCAGCAGGAACCGTAGTGGTCAGCGGAGTAGAAGCGTCCATAGCGTCGATAACCAACTGATCGCAACGACGACCCAAAGCACCAGCAATAGTCATTGCCAATTCTTGCTTCTCATCGAAGTTTACGTCAGCCTGGTCAAAGATGTCAGTGTACTCAGGAGCGTTCCAGTTGGCCAAAGTAGCCGTCTTGAACTCGTGAGCAACATCCATCGGAGTTACCAGATCAGAAGTTGATTTTTGGTTTGCAAGGCCTTTGCCCATGCGACGGAATTTGTAGGTATCACCTACAACGTTGTTTCGGACAGTGACAGAATTCTTCAGCAAGCCCATACCTTGGTAGGCATGTTTTACCATGCTGTCAAACTCTGTTACTGCTACAGCAGATAAAGTTTTTGACATTAGTCTATTCCTCAAATTGTCAAATAATTCAACGCGAATGTTTCATGTGAAACACTTGCATGTTATGAGGTTTTCGACTGAGTGCCCGACAGATCGGTCAGTCTTCAACCCAAATCTGTCAGGCCCATAGAGGGGTATCCGACTCCCTATATAATATCAGTTAGTTATATAAAAGCAAACTATCCAAATGTCTGCACATAAGGCTTGTCGCCTCCATACTCCTTCATCATTCGCTGGATCTTGGCTTCATGGTTGCGATCTACTGATCTCATCAAGTTACCGTTCTCGTCTTTACGGAACATTTCACGCTCGATATCCTCCCAAGTAATGCCTCCAGGTTGGATATATCCGTCAATAGGTAACTTAGCAGGGGCAGTAGCGTTGATTAATGCCTCTACTAGCTCTACTGATTCAGCACTATTGACCGCATAGCGTAGACGTTCGTAGGTATCACTATCGAGATTGTTCTTCATGAACTGCTCGACAGTCTTGATTCGTTCTATACCGTTGTCACCAAGTTTAGCTATTTCGACTTCAGCGGAAACTTCTTCTACTGCCTCGGATTGTGCAGACAGAATCTCCCATGCCTTGTTGAAATAGTCTTGCGACATATTAGATTCGTTGGCAAAATTAACTAACTCTTGCAATAACTCGTCGTCGGACTCTACACCTTCAGGCATTGAGTATCCGTCTTTAGGCGCACCCTTAAATGCACCAAACTTTTTCTCCAGCTCTGTGTACGCAGCAGCTTGATCCGCAACTGACTTGTATTTGTCAGCCTTGTACCATTCTGGACGTTCGCCAGTACCTTTGATTCCTTCCGTTAAGAAGTATTCGTTCTCCCCTAACTGCGGTTCAGCAGCATCTACCAGACTAACTGGTTGCGCTTCTTCCAGGGTATCGTTTTCTACGGCCTGTTCGCTCATATTTATCTCCAAGGATATTGAATGACAGCCCTTCTAGGACTGACCGCTTGATGTTTCAAACGGATTTCTACAAGTCTCCTGCCTCCATTAATTAGAGACAGGTCATTGATATCTACCCAATCCACATGCTTGCCTGCTCGGTAGCATCTGAACGCTCGGAACTTATGGATGTACTCAAACTTCTCGAATCCATACTGTTCTGCTAGGTCATATAGCCATTCAAATTTAAACCCTAGATCAATTAGGTAAGGCTTTTCATCACAGGCAATTTCTGGCCCTGTGGGGTCTTCTCTCTTGACACGTCTTTTCTTAACTGCTTCTGTCATAGTTTCTCCGCTTGCTGGATTTGGTGAACAATGTACCGCATGACGCCAGCCTCACCGTTATGGTAGGCAGCTTCATAGTTTATGTTCTGTGCCGCAAGAGAGGTGTCGTTTTCTAAGAGGAATCGTTTGGTCATATCCTCTAATACTTTTTGCCCATCGTCAGTGCCGAAGCATCGGTTGTAAGCCTTAGCTAACTCAACCTGTCTTTCTCTGATTGCACTTTGAGCTTCCCTCGCCTTGTCCTCGTTTACCTCTAAATCATCCCAACTCATTGCACCGCCTGTAGTTGTGGTGGTTGTTGAGGTTGTTGGGCTTGTGCTTCCATCTGTTTAGCCTCTGCCCCAGCTTGAATAATGCGTTGTTTCTCGGCATCATCTCGTACCAGATCGGAACTCATGCCTGTTTTCTCTGCTACCCAAGTACCAAAGTCTTCAATCTTGAACGCCATCTGCACTTGATCCGGCCCAGCAGTAGCTAAAACAAACTCTACGGCTTGCTGAACTGCTAGAATGTCCTCAGAATCCTGTGCTCGTGCTAGTGGTGACGTAAATTTAATTTCTACATCTCTACCATCTAACTCGATAGGGGTGATTAAGCCCCTACGGATCAGGATAGATACCACGCGCTTAAGGATTGGGATCAATACTTCAGTCTGTAGTCGTCCGAATGCACTACCAATTCTCTTGGCTAACTCTCTGGACTCGATAGCAATCTCAGTTGCTGTCCTAACTGGCCCTGCTGGATCGCGCAAGTCGTTAAACATGGCAATCTTGATAGCATTTTGCAGCTCTACTATCTCGAATTGGGCCAATGCCAAGCTAGATGACGTGTCTAAACGCTGTATAGACGGATTATTGGTGTTGTTAGAACCAACTGGAATAACAATTCCTGGTGCTATAACCATATTGTATGGATTAGTAACCCCATCGTCGGTTGCAGTGTACATTCCTGCTAGGTCAATAGCGGCCTTCTGCAATACGAACTCTTTAGACTTGTTTAGTGACTTAACATCGGGCAGTGTTTGCATCGCTGGCCCTCTACCGCGTACCTCACCAGAGACTTTGGTGTACCGTCCAGTCACCCAAGGGGATGAATTACCAAAATCTTCTACCCATGACAGCCTTTCTTCCTGTTTAACCCATAGGCAACCGTAGTATTTCTTGTCTTTAGGGTCATAAACCACGCCTTCAGACACTTCTACCTCGGTATCAGGCTTGTTATCAATCATGTTTTGGACGTTGGTAGATGGTTGGAACCCTTTCCACATCCTTTCAAGCAATCTAGCCTTGACCTTGAACCGTCTCCAATGGGTTTCGATGGTACCGTTTGGCCCTTCTTCAAAGGCTATACCCTTCTGAGGAATACAGTTAAAGACAATAGGCATGGAATCGTCTTCTGTTTCGTCAATCTTGAGCGTAGCAGTGCCGATTAACAGGTCTAATGCGGCCTCATAGAACTGAGTACCGAAGTTAGACCGATTAATATAGTCAAAAACTATCTCTGCTTGCTTCTCTAGGTTCTCTCTGATCTGCTTCTCGGTGACGTTGAAGTCTCCGGTCTCCAGTAGATTGAGAATTTCGTTCGACGGGTTGAATGTAGCCCATCTAGCCCAGATCGGAGCGATGTTTTCTTGGAGTTTGCTAGCGCCCTGCTGGATAGCAGTTAATGACGTAGAGTCAAATATGCGATCCATCTTCTTTTGACCCTTGTCTTCGATCTCAAACAGGTTTCTTTGGGGTAAGAAGTACTCGTAAACGCTTGTTAGTTGATCGTGCCACTTGGCCTCAGAATCAAACGCCCTACTCTCTCGGCTCTTTAGGTCTTGGAGCGAACCAAGATGCGGGGGAAGTTTCATTATCTTGTGCCCATTGTTGAAGTCATGAGTCCAGCACGAGCAGCAGCAGCAGCTCCACGTCTACCAGCACCAGCTAAACCGCCTAACATTGAGCGTCCAGCAGATCCAGCAGCACCTCTAGCACCACGAGCACCAGTAGCAGCCTCGGCCCTAGTACGGGGAGCACCACCAAGCAATGAGCCTGACCCTAACTTGCCTCTAGCCAATGCCTTAAAGCGTTGTTCCTGTTCTGCTATCTCCTCATCGAGTGCGCGTTGTTGTCTTTCTGTTACCGCTACTTCTTGAGCCGTTGGTTTAGGTGCCTTTGGTTTCTTCACTTTGTTCTCTCCAGATATTTGTATAACTGAAACGGTGTCCAGATGAATGGTCGGTTAATGCCTAGGATTTGTTTTGCATGTCCTACGCATGTATTGAGCATGAATAACGATTGCCTTGTGGTCTTACGATCGATTTTAACAATGATAACCTCCTCGATTTTATCCATTTGTCGATCGATAGTAAACAAGTCCACATAGTGTACGGTCTTGGCGTATATGATCCATCGGCCTCTATCTGCTATGGTGAT